CCCCTGCTGTACGGCACTGAAACTGATCGGCTGTGACCCGGAACTATCTGAATTTTTAACCACTTCCCCGACGTTACTGGCTTGCTGGCCTTCCTTTATCGCCCGACTCAGCGCCTTCATCGTTGCGCTGATCTGATTTGCCACGTTCGGAAGGGTCTGAAACGTCTTTACGAACAGCACCCCGAGCATCTGGTTCACCGATTCCAGTTGCCGGAGCACCATCGAAGGGTCGGCACCTTGTAACGCTGCCGATTGCTCCGAAAAATCCTGTCCGGGATTCGTCGAGGCTCGATTCGTCAAAGCGCCGAGAATGGTCCCGAGCATCCCGCCACCTTGCGGCGGGGCACCGCCACCTCCCAACGGATTCGGCGGGGTTGCCAATCAACTTATTCCTTCGACGCGGGGCCGATATTGCGCGGCTTCGCGTCCTTCGGCTTCACACCCATCGGATCATTCGCATCGGAAATTTCCGCGACACCGCCGTAGTCGATCGTTCCTTCTGCTGAACCTTTCGGCGATTGCGTTTCCAGCGGCGTGTCGAAATTTGTCCAGTGATTTCCCTTTGCCATTGGTCGGCTCCTTTACTTCTTTTGGTTGCTGGGCAGAAACCCAACATTATCTTCGGGCATGGTGGTGTAAAGAACTTCGCCCCAGTCCGCATCGCCCGCGATGATGTCCTCGTTTTGCGGGGAGCATCGTGTCGAGTTCAGAGCAACCTCGATGTTTCGGTTGTTCTGAGCTACGTCGATTTCGTCGTTGCGACCATTTTTCATGTTCGTTCTCCAGAGAAGCAGGGCAGAACGTTTCACGGCGTCCCGCCCCACTATTAAAATAATACTGAGCGTCCCCTCAGAACGCTTACTTCCGTTTCGAGTGACGGCCCCTGCGTCGTGCCATAGTCGGTGTCTCCTTTCTACTTCCGGGCACCCGCTTATCGGGGAGACTCCCGGACAGTTGTACGAAGCTAGTACCGGCCAGCCTTCCGGCTTCCCGGATGCCGTCCAGCCTGCTTCGTATTCATGGAGCCTCGCTTGCGTCGCGCCATAAACTTTTCTCCCCTAATTCGTGAGAGCCGCGCTCGGCCCGTTTTCCAGTAACGCAGCTTCGGCTTCCAGCTTCAAACTTTCAAACCACACATCCTCGCCCAACTCGACGCGCATTTGCTTGGTAGACCACGTTGGAGGCGCAGGCTTACCTGAAACTGCGAACTGTACGAGATAAACCGGAGTTTGATACCCAGGGTGTGTGTGTTCGGAAAGATGAATCAATTCGTATTTCGCCACGCACGCACACTGAGACACGCAGCGTGCCACGTCAATGACACCATTTGCTTATTTTGCGATTTTCAGTTTATGCGTTCAGGAAGTAAAATACGCCAGCGGCGGTTCGGATCGCGCATTACGCGGCATCCCACGCGCACCAGAGTCCCGCTTTTGCACCAGTTTCGTATCGTCTGCGTCGTGGTCTGATAATACCGCGCTGCATCTCCCACTCGTACCCACTGGCCTTGTGTGGTCGCTGTCATCGCGGCTTCTTCAGCTTCGATAGTGCGGCAAGCTCTTGCGCTTTAGTGGCATCGTCTGCCAGTTGCTCAGGATTCGGCAAACCTAAAGTCTGGAAGATAAATTTGGGCGGCAAAGCTCCTGTTTTACTTAGCGACAATACCAAGGACTTCATCATTTGAGATGACACGGCTTGTAGCGAAACTGCGTCCAATTCCAAATCAATCTCCGCACCATCTGGAATCGGTGTCCATGAGGATGACTTCTGCTTGCCGCGCTCGGGCATCAGCATGTCCTCTGTACGCTTGAACCGTGCCATCGTATAGAAAACCATGCGCGCAAGGCGCTGATACTGTTCGGCCAGCATCCGCGCCTTCATGCGCACGAACGTCTGTCCCTGAAAGACAGCCGCATCGAACAACTCCGGTGAAATGTTACCCCCGCCAGACTGTCCTTGGCGCTCCGGGGTCGTTCCCGAGTAGCGCGCCACCTTTTGCAGCAGAAGTTCGGGGATCTGCGTCATGTGCTGCGGAATCTGCGGCGGCGATGACATCGTTGGAGGCTTGTCGCCATCGTACACCTGCACTTCTCCGGGCAACCCGCCGTAAGCGTCAATGTCGATGCCGGAATCCTTCGGTATCCAGCACTGCACATTGTTCGTGCGAATCATGTTTTCAATTAGTTGCGTGTACATGCGCTCCGCAATATCCTGCGGAGATTTGACATATCGGATCGGAGGCGGTCCATACAGACTATCCAGATGAGGCATAGACCAAATCCCAATAAATGGAAAAGTTCCGAAATCATCTTCAGGGAGACGTGGAATAAAGTTCGGGCCGTCCGCCAAAATGATGCCGTTGCACTCGACGATGAACCTGCCATTCGGGAATCTCCACTTGTGCTTTGGTGCGACAACTAACTCGAAGCCTGTGGCCGTCTTTTCGCCGGCAATCTCTTTGATCGTTTCTCGGGCATAGTCCTTGATCCAAGCGTAACGTACTCTAACGCGTGGCCCATTGCGACGATGTTCAAATCCTTCAGGGGCATCCATTCGTAGCGGTCCAGGGGGAAGTTCCATACTAAGATCGAATCGACTTCCCTCGGCTTCATTCTCTTCGTAGTCGTCATAGCCACCGCCAATCTTCACGTACTTCCCGCGCTCGGGGAACATCCTTCGCACTTCGTCCACGTAGAAATATCTTTCCTTTATGAAGTACGACAGGTCTTTATCGCTTTTGGCGTGAGCGTCAGGGTAACAAGTGCTTGGATCGCTGGCATCTATCCAGACCATTCCCTTTCCATTTCGGGCATCTGGCGCATATCCAATTTGAAGCCAAGAGGGATTTACAAATTGGGACCACAATACAGCATCGAATATTCGATTGTTAAACATGCCGAGGCGCCACGCGGCGTTGAACGCCTTTTCTCTTTGCTCATCGGATTTTCCATCCACGGAAATATAGGTTTTTGGCGTGTCGTTGGTCAGGTCCGTCGCTTCGCAGCACATCAGGAATTGCGCTTCGGGGAGAATCACGCGCGGACGGAAGGAAGGCGTTGCGGTCGATGGGTAGTAGTTGAGGTTGTAGTACCCGATCATTTCCTCGACGTGGTTGGTTCCCTGTTTCTGTTCGCGCTCCATGCGGGACATGCGTTGCAACTCGTCAAGCTGGCGGGCAATCCGCTTCATGTTGGGATCGACGAGTTCGCTCTTGCGCTCCGTGTTCACCATGAATGGTGCGGGAATGTAGGTTACTGACACTGAGCCTCCGCGAGTTCTAAGAGTCTACGCAATTCTTCTTTGGAGGTAACTTGCAACGAGTGTTTGGCCTCAGTTATCAGAATTGCAACTGGCGGGATCTTCGGATCATGTATTCCCATTAGAGCATCCAGCATATTGGGATCACGACACAGAAGGATGTCTCCCTCTTTCAATCGTAATCTGCGGACTGCTCGCCGAAGTGTCATTGTTTACGAATCGCCTCAAGTGGAGTTCTGGACAGTTCGCTTTCTCCACGGAGCCATTTTGCCATCAACTCGCTCGGATCGCCCGTATCGGATTCCTTCTCGTTTTTCGTCCAGTCCTCGATCTCCGCGATCATGCTCATGTGTTCCTTGGCCGTTAAATAATTGGGCACCAGATCAGCCGCATGTTTTGAGAGCGCACGTTGCAGATTCCGGTAGGCGACTGATCGACCCTTCTTCCGGTCCATCGAGAATTTGTCCCAAATGCGTTCGTAGATGTCTCGCGCGTGCTCGTCGCGTTCGCGCTGCTGCGCTTCGGCCTGTTCTACCAGCTCGTCAATGGGTTCATCGGCCATCTACATTTTCAGGTTGGACAAAACGCTGCGCGTGCGCTGGGCATCGTTCACGCCTTGCCGCACTGCCTGCGATACCTGCTGCGCTACTAAAACTTTTTCGGAGTTCTCGCACTGGCGAAGCGCACGCTGAATGAAAGAGATCACTACATCGAGCGTGAGTTCCGGGGCGTCGATATTCATTTCAAGTGTCTGAGGATTGAACGTAATCAGAATTGTTTTAGGTTCCATCAAGCCTCCGGTTGTCGTCGCTTCAATTCGTCGGAAAGCATGGCAGCAATCCTGCGTTTTTGCAATTTCTTTTCCATGTCCGCGAGTTTGTCGTTGTCCAGTGTCGAACCCGAGGGCCGCACAGTCGCCTCCGGCTCAGCCTGCTTTCTGATCGGGTCGGCGGTAATTACTTCCTTGGTCGGCTGCTTTTCGGGTATCGCGCGAAAGACTTCGCCAAAACTTCCAAGGTGTGTGCGCAGGACAAGTTCCTGGTTTTTAGAGTCCCAGTCTTTTAGTAGCGTAACGGGCTGGTCGATCATGTCGATCAGGTCGCCACGGATGCGAATCTCGCCACCCGCTTGACGGCACAGTGCCGCGATGATCTTTACGAGGTACGATTCGAGGCTTGCATCGCCTCTGGAATACGCAGGCATTTTGTGCCTCCATTATTATTTTAATACTAGATTCCAGCGAGCCGATCTATCTTCCGGCGTCCATTCCCCTTCATCCAGCCGTTCGAATCCCGCCGCAGGCCTGAGCGCGTCATAGTCTGATACATTTCTTGCCGCAGAAACCCAGAAATTTCTTCTTTAATCGGCAAGCCATCAAGCATGGCGCGGGGATTCTCCGGGTCCATCGTGTTCTTCGGAGCGAACTTCATACGCGCAGGAGGATACTGCTCTCGCGTCAAACACGCAATCATCCAAGCTACGGCGATGTCGTCGTGGTCCCGCAGCACTTCCCAACGCCATTCCTTGATCGTCATCAGCGATAATTGGCTCATCAGCGCGCGGTCGTGAATGCGGAGTGCTCCCGGCTCTTGCTTAATGCCCATGCGAATCCCGTGGCGCGCGGCGTCTACGATCAGTCGGCGTGTCGCTTGGTTCATCTCGAAACCGAGTGCAATGCTCCGACTCTTACCACGCTTCCGGTCGTCGCGGCCCTTCCATGCGTAAATCTTCGGGTAGCGATATTTGTCGCGCAAAATAATAAGCGCCCAGCGCCCGAGGTTCCCGGTTAGTTCGATGTTCAGCATTGCGGTGCTAAAGAATCTGCCGCACATATCAAGCTGGTCGGCCAGAACTTCCGGTGCGATGCGCTCGGCAAACCGCGCTGCCAGTTCCCCGGTTTCTCCGCAGATGCACACGTAGGCCGCGAAGTCGCCTTCCTCGGTTCCCAGTGCCGCGTCCGCGCCCACATAGTAGTGCAATCCATCGGGCTTCTTTCGTTCATCGTAGGGAAACTTCCATAGGAACACTGGTCCCATGTCATCGCGCACGAATTTATACCCCGGCGCTACGGGCGTGCGCTCGAACTTGCCTCGACATAGCGGGTCTTTGATCGTCGATTCAGCGTAGGCCAACTCCTCACGCGGGAACGCAGGGAAGCCTGACACCTGAAAAGCAACCTCCGGGCAGTGCGGAAAGTCTTGCAGCCACTTCACTTCCTGTCCGCGGCAGTCGTCCGACTTGGTTCTACGCATCCACGCAATCTGCTCGCGCGTGGCGTTGAATGGCGGGAGCATCAATTCTCTTTCGAGGTCGTCTTTCGGGGCATCTCCGGCTTCTTCTTCAGGACGACGACACTGCGGGTCATTGAGCCATCCGAGAAAAATTGGAATGTAGCCGTTGCGACCAGCCACCGCGTTTTCCCAGTATTCCGCAAACGCTTCACCTGGTCCCTCCCGTCCGTTCGCCGTGGACTCGATCACGATGATGCTGCCTTCGCCCTTGCTGACCGAGGAGATCATCGACGTAAACGATTCGTCAGATGGATAGAACGCCGCTTCGGAAAGATGCAGTGCCGACAAGGTGCCGCCGCGTCCCGCAGACGGTGTGCCCGCCGTAGCCATTGTCATCTGGCTATCGCCGTCAGGATGGCGAAATAGCAATCGCTTCTGCTGAATATCTTCGAGCGGGAATCCAGGGAATGCACGCGCAAGGTCCGAAGGCACGCGAAACAGTTCTTCCGCTGACCCTGCGAGGTGCGCCACGATCTTTGTGTTCATGTGCGGAAACGCCAGCGCAAATGCCCACATCATCGCATCCGTTTGCGCCGATACCCCCACGCGGCGAGATTTTAGGTCGATGATGCGGATGATCTTCTGCGTGCGCCACTGCTCGCAGATCATGCGCCAGCGAAGTTCCTGGTTGGGATTGAAAATAAACGGGGCCATTCTCTGCGTTGAAATATGTCGGACGGGAAGGCGAGTAAAGAGTTGGCGTGAACGGTCGAGCCAGGTTTGTTCTGGTTGCTTCACTTCTTAGACTTTCTTTTAATCTCAGGTTCCCACTCGATCTTACTTGGCGGTAATTCTAGCTGAACTTCTAATGCGCGAATTGCTTCATATAAATAATAGATTCTTAAGGAAATTATGCGATGCTCCTGCAATAAATTTGCATATTCCGTCTTACATAATTCAAGAGTTTGGTTGAAGATTTTACACGTCCCTGCTTTCACCTACTCGCCCCGCTGCTCGGCGCCGCGCTTCACGTTTTCCGCGAGGCGCATGTCAATCCTGAATTTGTGATAGTTGATGACACAGAGTTCTCCGCAGCAGTCCACTCGCGGTGAGAGTCCCGTCGCAGGGTCGATGTAGCTGTAGTCCGTGAAGCCCGGATTGCCGGCAAAGTGCTTCTTGCACATAAAACATGTGAACCCCATTGTGCGTTCGCTGGATCGCGCGTTGAGGATCTTCCCTGCCTTCTCGAACTCGGCTTTCAGGTGCGCGTAGAGTTGCTGCGCCGATGGCATGTCAATGTGTTCCCAATCAACTTTGATGTCGATGCTCGACATTGGAATATTTCTAGGGATTTTGCCAGCAGGATATACCGTCACTTCTCCGGGAAGGCCACCATAGGCTTCGGTGTCAATGCCTTTTTCGTTTGCCGCTGACCGTATCGGCTGCTTCGCCATCGCTTCTTGCAGGGCGGGATCGACAGCAGACTTCTTCTCGCGTTTCTTGGCGAGCATCGCTTTCATGCGCTCGGATGCGGCAGCGCGAGCCTCAGCGGACATTCCCATAGCTTATTTTCTCCTATCGCTCGGCAGCGAGTATTCCGGTCGTGAACTTTCATAGCGGGCTTGGGCAGTGCGGGCAGCTTGGTGCTTTAGCCAACTTTGATAGCGTCCAGCATCTTCCTCGTTCTTTTTAGGCCATACGTTCGAGGAGCGGCAAGTGCGGCAGCGGAACGTGAAAAACGTGTCGCCCTCTTTCTCGACGTACACATCGGAGCGCGGACAGGTTCCTTCGGTATGATTCGGGCACGGCGGAAGTTCGGGCATCGCGGGAAGT